AAATTAACGGAAGAAGACATTAAAAACATGGTTAGAAAAACTATGGATCAAATTAATGTACAAGGTAATGAACATCACGATAGAGGTAATAGATATATGTTCTTCTCAAATCTACAACAAATGAGAAGACAATGCGATATATTATTAGATATGGATCCAGAAATGGTTGAGGGTGTTTTAGAAAATGGACACGATTGGGCACAAGATCATATTGCGGAAGCGAAAAACAATATGGATCAAGTATTTGATTTCTTAATGAATGAAAGTAAAAAGTCTGGAATGGAGTTATCTATGAATATAGATGATAATGATATGATGAATGAAAAGTGGAGTAAAGAATATAAAAATTCCATAGATTGTAATAACCCAAAAGGATTCTCTCAGAGGGCACATTGTCAAGGTCGTAAGAAAAGATAACTATGGATTTCCCATTTGAAGAAAATAAAATAAATGGTTTCTATGTTCGTAAATTTTCTGATAATGTAGAGAATAGTGAATTGGTTTGGCACAGAGATAAAGAAGATAGAATTGTTGAAAGTGTTGGGTATACGGATTGGATGGTTCAATTGGATAATCAATTACCTGTCCCACTTACGGAAACTATATTCATACCTAAAGAGATGTATCACAGAGTAATTAAAGGTACTGGTGATTTAACAGTTAAAATCAAAAAATTAAATGATTAAGTTAACTCAAATATTAAATGAATCGGAGGGTAATTTATCTTATTTAGACAATAAGGTTTATAGAAAATACTTAAACGTACTTAATACAAAATACCCCGAACTTCAAAACGAAGTAAAAAAATACGTTTACCCAGACTGGGGTGTGGTATTTGATGAAAGTGTAGTATATAATAAAATCACTAAATTTTTTGGTGTGGATTTTTTCAATTTAGATAAAGAAGAAATAAATGAGTTACTATTTCTTTTTATTATAAATTTAAACGTTAAAAATTTTTTAACTGAGGAACTAAATGTCGGTAATGGACTATTTTTTATAACTATGGAAATGGCTGAGGAAGGTTTTGATTACTATAGTGAAACTGAATCTATATCATGCGATGATTGTCACGGTAGAGGTAGTGAAACTGAAACATGTACAAGTTGTGGTGGATCAGGACAAATTGAGGACGAAGATGGTGAAATGGAAACATGTGATGAATGTGATGGTAGTGGATCTGTTGAGGAAGAATGTAGTTATTGTGGTGGTGATGGTGAATATGATGAGGATGTAAATAGTGTAACCAAAACTATAAATAAATGGTTTATGATTATGACAGAAAAACCTGATTTTCCGAAAATTGACAATGGTAGTGATTTTATTGAAAAGTATGGTGATAAGGTGTTTATGTTTACGGATGTTAGATCTGAAGAACAAACAGGTGAGTGGGAGAATGACCTACCAGATGATTTAGAGATTTTAGATTACGATGTTGACGTTATTAATAAATTTACAATAAGGTATATGATATAAAGATATAAAATGGAAATAGATTTTAGTAACATAACACCATTAGATTTAAGGATATTAAATCATTTAAAGAAGAATTCGGTAACTGATGAATGGGAACCACTTTATAACTATTTAGTTAATAATTTTAATACGGATCCTGAGGATACACAAAAAATTATTTTAATTTATAGTGATAAAGAAAATCAAAATATAGATTTTAAGAACGTTAACGACATAACTATTCCAAATTTGGACTATTCATCGTATGACGATAAAACATTAGCGTTTTCGTCATTTATTGACGTAGACCCAATTTTTATAAAACCATTTGCAACATATACTTCTAATCTTACTTCTTTTAAAGTGTTAATACCTTCAATAGGTTTTAGTACTAGGTATGTTTTTTATATAGGTGACATTTATGCAGTACATAGAGAGGCAGAAATAAAAATTCGTGAAAAATTAGATGATGAAGGATGGGATTTTTTTAGTAATAGTTATTTAATAGATTATGTTGAAATTAATCAACAATATTTAGATTATAATGTAACTGAAATTGCTACAGAAGAATATGAATATGGAATTAGTAATTCTAAATTTAATTCAGAATCAAAAGAAAATCTTTTAAAAAATATAGATAAATATGATGAATACGAAGATTTAAAATATACGTTTGATGAATTGACTGAAATTAAAAAAGGAATAGATAAAACTTTTTTAGGGTTAGATAACAACATCAATAAATTAGAGAAAGAAAAAAAGATTATTGAACTAGAAATAGAAAGGTTAGGTGATATCACAGATTATGGTGATGATGAAGATAGTTACTCAACAGAGTTTGAGGGTGAATTAGAAGATTTAGAAAATAAACTAAATAAAATTGAAAACAGATTAGAAGAGGCTGAGTATGAATATAATCAATATTATAAAGATTATGATTCATTAGTAGATGAATTAGAAGATGTAACCGAAGATTTATCCGAATATGAAGGTGAAAATTTCAAAAAGTTATATATGTCCATTAGGAAAGAAAAGTTAAAAGAAGATTACAGTTACGATATTGAAGAATATGTCTCTCAATTAGGTTTAACTATGGGTGAGGCAATAGCCGACAACGTTTTAGAAATAAACGATGAAGATTATTTAATAAATGATGCAATAGAAAAAGATGGTCCTGAATATTTCATCGGTGACTTAACAAGTGATGTTTTCAATTACAACGGTGAGGAATATCACATTCTTTGGTAATATTGACATTTTAAGAAAAAATCCTTATTTTTGTATAAAAAGATATGGACAAAGCAATAAATCCTGAAGAAAGGGTTGTACACCCATCCCACTACAATAAGGGTATAGAAATGTGGGACTATGCCTATTCACACAAATTAGATTTTTTTGAGGGTAACGTTGTTAAATATGTTACTAGGTGGAAACAAAAAAACGGTATCGAAGATTTAAAAAAGGCAAAACAGTATTTAGATAAACTTATCGAATTAAATGAGAGTAATAATCGCAGGTAGTAGGAACTTTAATGACTACGAAAAACTAAAGAAAAAATTAAATGCGATTCTCAAAAATCAAGAAGATGTTACTATAATATCTGGTACCGCAAATGGTGCGGATAAGATGGGCGAATGGTATGCAAATGAAAAACACCTTAAGTTAGAACAGTATCCTGCGATGTGGGACTTGTTTGGTAATAAGGCTGGATATATGAGAAACGAAGAGATGGCTAAAGTCGCAGATGCCGCCATAATATTTTGGGACGGTAAGAGTAAAGGATCCAAACATATGATAGATATTTCAAAAAAATATAATTTAAAATTGCGCATTGTGATGTTTTAACATATTTATTTTCAAAAATATGTTATGGATTATATTATAGATGAAATTTACGAAATTTTTTGTGACACCGATAAATTACTCACAGTAACCTTTAAGGTTGAGGGTGATATTGAAGATTCTTATAGAGAATTGATTGACAGTGAATATTACAACTGGTGTAATGAACATTATATTACCGAAGGTGAAAACTTAGTAGACTATGGTCATTATGATGATGAGGATGAGTACATACCAGACTTCTTTAATTATGACAAATGGAATATGTATTACTCCAACGAAGATATGGTTATTGAGTACCTTTATGAAAACTATTCTGATTTGAGAAATTTACCTTCACCGAAGATTAATTAATCCCTCCAATCCTGAAAGTAACCGTCATCAAACTCTACATAGAAAACATCACCACCCATATTCTCAATTCGCCATTCTGTTGGTTCGGTGACACTATTATTATGACTATTGTGTACACTATTATCCCATATGTATATCTTTTCTTCGAATAGTTTAGATAATATTAGTTCAGAATCTGAATGGTTAAACCCCATAGAAAATAAATTATAAATGTATGGTGGTTTTAATTTAGCTGCCACCTTATCAATTAGGTCATCGGTAACTGATTCATTTATATCACCCCATGTATGTATCTGTAGATTCTCAATACCTTTATCGAAATCTGCCCAATCACCGTTAGGCCATTCTCTATAGGTTAGTTTACCGTTATTGTTATCCCTAACTTCAATAAATTGTTGGTAAAAATCCAAATGTACTTCTTTACCAAAAACAACACTAAGTATTGTTGACCATTCAGATTGTGGTATACCTAAAGATTCTAAGTCAGAAAAATAAGGTGGATTGATTAATTTTGAAATTTTATCGAAGAAAATTTTTTTTTTATCGATAGACTCGTTAACTAAATCATTTACCCCACCTTTTATAATCTGCCCATTACTAGTGACTAAATTAACTTTTAAATTTACACCATTCTCTTCTCCCCACTGTTTAAATTCAATGGCGTGTGGTTCTCTATCTTCCCACATCTCAATTTCTTTAACATTAGGGAATCTATTTAATAAACTTTTAATGGTATTAATTTTACTGGATAAAGTATCTCCATTACCCTTATAGTGGTATTCATCAAAAGATATATTATGTAAAAGTAATAACTCCTCTATTTGTTCTGCCTGATGTGGTATTCTACCTGTTAACATTATAACTAAAGTATCTGGATTAGATTTCTCTTTTAGATAATCATTAATAGTAGATTCTATTGGTTGTATATCGAATACTGAGTCATCCAAAGACTCATATTTACTCCACCATCCTATATGTGGGTACACTTTACCAGTAAATTCTTCCCATTGTTTCTTACCTTCTTCTGGATGTGGTGTATTCATTAATGTACCATCGAAGTCAAATATTGATATCTTGTTGATTAGATTATAACTTTCTTGTAGTAGTTTAACTTTTTTATTGAATCTGACACTTTCGAATAAATCTAATACACTACCTGAAACCCAATTAGTTAAATTTTCTATGGGTGTTATATGTGTTTGATCATCGTATGTGAATTTAACTTTATTGTTTTTAAAGTCTATATCGCTAGTGTATAATGATACTATACCATTTCTAGACACATAATATTCACCTTGTGAAGTATCAGTAATTTTTTTAAACCCTAACTTATTGAGTAAATCTAAAACATTTTTCCTATTCTGTATTAATTCTTCTAAGTCTATGTCTTCTGCCTCAGTAATTTTTTCTATTACCCACTCTAAAGATCTATTAAGTTCTGTTATTACATCTGCATATCCTTCATTGTCTAACCAAACATCGTAATATGTCCCTTCTAAATCAACATCAGTTTGTATTTCCGCATCTTTTAATTCGGAAAGATTAAGTAGATTTTTTTCTTTAACTATTTCTATTAATTCATCATATGGTATTTCTATACAGTAATTACCAAAACTACAACTAGTTTTATTAGTATCATATTTAATTTCATTTGTATATGTTTCCCTCACATTATTTTGTCTAGCCCTAGTTACCCCAATACTCATCTCACCTATATAGTCATCCACAACTCTTTCGTAGTATTCTTTAGGTAGAACTTTTCCTAAAAAGTCGTTAACTTCAGACTCCTCTATCCTTTTATCATCTTTTCCTGGCCATTCAGATAACCCTGACATTATCGCTAAAGTTTCTAAATGTTCTACCGTTTCATCATTGGTGTGGACATAATTAAACTCATCAGAATCTATTTCTTCATAGGAGTCACTATACGAACTAAACGCCTCATAATATTTCCATAAATCATCCTCATGTAATCCAGAAAAATATTTTTCCCACTCATCTCTATCTAAATTTATTTTTACTGAATCACTTTCAAAATCTAAACAAGGTGTTTTATAGGTTCCACATAGATTAAACCACTCACCAACCAATGCATCTAATTTTTTACTATCATTATCATATAATTCATCTATATATTCACTTACGGGAGTATTTAATAAAGTTAAATTATTTATAAAATTAAGTAGTGATCCCTCTCTATCTACCTCAATTGTTTCATAGTCACCTGCACCTTTATTATAATACCATAACCTGTATAAGTCTAATACCTCAGTTTTATCTAACCCAAATTCGTCTCTAAGTATTTTAAATACTTGATCCTTATTTGTAATATCCCCAATTTTTTTATCTAAGTAGGAGAGTATTTTTACCTCAAATTTTGTAAGTTTGTCCATATTAATAAATATATGAAATAAATATTAAAAAAAAATAGTAAAATGTTTGGCAGTTTGGAAAAAGATCCCTAAATTTGTAGATATAAAACTAAAAGATATGAGTTACTTAAATTTTAATGAGATTGGACAACGTTGTCCTTCGGCTTTGACACAAGAACCGTCAAACCATTTGTCGAACATTTATCGTTTCATTCCTACTACGGAAGTGATCGATTTGTTAGGTGAGCAGGGTTGGTTACCCACACAGGCGATGCAAACTCGTTCTCGTAAGGGACATGAGTCAAAGATGCCATTTAAGAAACATATGTTACGTTTCAGAAATGAAAATAACATTAACATCTCCAGAGAGATTGGGGACACACACCCAGAAATACTTTTGACGAACTCACATGATGGTTCATCATCGTTTAAGTTTCACGTTGGTTTATTCCGTTTGGTGTGTTCTAATGGATTGGTTATTGCGGATAAGACTTTCGATGAGTTCCGTGTGATGCACAAAGGGTTTCAAAAAGAAGACATCCTTAAGGTTGTTAATATGACAACAGAAAAAATCCCTATGGTTGTGGGTAGAGTTCAGGATATGATGTCTAAAGAAATGTCTATGGCACAACAATACGACTTCGCTAAGATGGTTGCAGACAACTATTGGGGTGAAGATAAAATGATTGATGTGAATCAAATGCTTAAGGTTCGTAGAATTGAGGACGCTGGTAGTGATTTGTGGAGTGTATTCAATAGAGTACAGGAGAATGTACTTCAAGGTGGAATCCTTACCATTACACCAAAAGATAACGGTAATCTTCGTAGATCTCGAAGTAGAGCAATCCGTTCAATCGATCAAAACATTGAAGTTAATAAAATGTTGTGGGGAATGTCAGAGTTAGTTTTGTAATATATAGTTGTTTGTTTTGTTAAAGGTGGGGGATTTATCCCCCATTTTTTTTGTCATTTATCCTGACTTTTACGAGGAAACATATATTTATAATAAAAAAGTTTGGAATTATGATGGAGTTAATTATTGCTTTCATAACAGGTGTTATCAGCCCAATTACTATACTATTATTTAAAAATTGGTTGGATAAGAAAAAGAAACCTGATATGGTAGCAGATACACTAGAATTAGGTGAGGTTGTAACACATAAAATAGAAGAAATTAGAGAAGAAATAAGTGCCGATAGAGTTTGGTTGATACAGTTCCATAACGGAGGACATTTTTATCCGACAGGTAAATCGATGGCAAAATTCTCAATGATATATGAAACAGTTAATATTCATGTAAGTTCCATACAAAATAATTTTCAAAATATACCCGTTAGTCTATTCTCAAAATCAATAAATGAACTATTAAAGAATAACATTATAGAGATAACCGATTTCAAAGACGAAACGATATCAACCTTTGGGTTAAAGTATATTGCGGAAGAATCTAGTTGTAAATCAGGTTATTTATTCGCAATAAAAAGTATCGATGATAAGTTTATTGGTATATTAGGTGTAGACTATACAGGTGAGAAAACAAACCTTAGCGATGAAACCATCAATAGGTTATCAATTAAAGCAACATCAATTGGTGGTGTTTTAATGAATCATCTGAAAGGGTAAACCAATTAGGAACATCCCTATTTTTCCATTTAGCAAAATCCTTTTTAAAATCAATGTAATACTTCCTATATGAAAGTATAGGGTTATTATCTATTTTACATTCGTCAGGCATTGCCAATTTAAAATCTGTGACAGTACCATTCTCTTTAATTTTGGGTATATTTAGAAGACACCATTCGATTATCTCTTGTGACTTATGTTTCTTACCATAACGGTAAGTATATTCTTCACACAACTCTAAACCCAAATCACACAACCAAACATAGTTTTCTACACACTCCCTAGCCCAAATAGAGCAAGGGTGATTTTTATGTGATAGTTTATAAGGTATTGTATATTGACTGTCAGTCATATGGTGAACACCACATAAAAGTTGGGCAGTCTCTAAAATCATTTTCACTACGTGTTTATCACAGTGCATCTGTGCACACGACTTAGGGTTGTAATCTAAAACAAAAATATTCATAGTTAAAAATTTACAATTTCTTCTTCTACTACACCATCGTTGATTCTGTAGTAACTTCCAGTTTTCCTAATACCACCTTCTTTAATACCAATTAATCCTTCCCATTTTCCATCAGGAAATTTGCATAGGTAAAATTTTGTAAATTGATCACCGTGTGTTTTTTCTAGGACAGTCTTTAATTCTAAAATTAATTCACTTACAGTCTTTTCCATAAAACATTTATCTTATAAATATTGCCAAATATACTATTATTTTTTAATAAAAGAAATGATTATTGATTTTTTTAATAAAAATTTGTATTATTGTAATATGGAAAATGAAGGTATAACAAATTCAGTGATTAGATTCATCAATAAAAATGGTGAACTAACCCCACAATACTTATCTGATATGAAAGAAAAAATATCAGTGTTGTGGGATTTAAGGGATAGAATTGATAATGCGTTAGATAGATTAAAAATTAATATAATAAAAAGTAGTACACATTTATTAATCGATAAAGTTCATAGAGGTGATATTGAAACTAGTTTAAAGATTTTGGAGAATACTAGGGATAGATCAGTCTTCTATGATTTCATCACATTATTTGATGAGTTAGTAGTATTGAATGAACAGTATTTACAAAAGTATGAGAATGAATACTCAGACATTAAAGACATTAAAGATAATTTGGGGTTGAACGATTATAAATTATTCAAAATAATTAACGATATAAATTTGGATAAGTAAAATATTATTTCTATATTTGTTTCAAATAAGACAATTATGGAAAATAATCCTTTGAAAAGTGAAAGAGTAAAAAAGTTCCTAGAAAAGTTTTACCCTACCAAAGTCGATAGATTAGGGCTACCTTCCCTAATTACAGTTAATGATAAAGATCATTCGTTGACTTGTTCCATAGACAGAGTTTATTTAAAAATAACTATAATTGGTGAATTAATAAAAAATTTTGGTTATGATAAAGATCAGTCCAACACTATTGCGGAGTTTTATTGTGATGAAAAATATGATATCTATAAAAAAATATTATTATCATTATGAGGGATTTTTATTTTTCCAATGAAGAAGATGAGAAAGATTTTCTAAAAAATCAAAAATGGTTAATCCATACTTTGATTATAGAAGGTGTTAAGAAATCAATAAAGGATGGGTTAGATGAAATAGTTTTATTTAGGATTATAAACCCAGTTAGTAATTTTATTATGGTTTCTGAATTAAGGAAAGAGGATTGGGGGTCAAGTCTAACCAAAAGTTTAGGGTATTTTGAATCCATTGAGGAGTATGAGATATGTTCAGACGTTAAAAAACTTTTAAAAACAATAAAAAATGGAAATAATAGATCTAATGGAGGCAAAAAGTAAATGTGTTAAGGTTATTGAAAGTTGTGAAACTTTAGAACAACTTAAGGTTGCCAAAAAATATGTTGAACTTTACAACAAAAAGTATGAAGACTTTTTGGGTTATAATATGTTAAATAGAAAAATAAAAGAAAATGAAGAGAGCATTAACTTACGATGATATTCTGTTAGTACCTAAGTACTCGGAAATAGAAACTAGGTCTAGTATTAATTTAGCCACATTGGTTAGTAAAAGATATGGTTTATTACGACCTTATGTTGCATCTTGTATGGACACTGTATGTGAATATCAGATGGCTATTAAGATGGTAGAATTAGGTGGTGTAGGTTGTATCCATAGATTTATGACTGTTGATGAACAATGTGAACAAGTGTCTAAAGTTTTGGAATATATAACTAATAACCATATGTATGAAGAATGGGGTGTTATGTATGATGATTGGCATTCAGAAATTGCTGATATTCCTGTTATGGTAGCGGTAGGTGTTAGTGAGTCTGACATTGAAAGGGCTAAACGATTGGTAAGTTGTGGGGCAAATATTATTCTGATTGATGTGGCTCACGGTCACCACATAAATGTTAAAAATATGATAAAGTCTTTGAGGGAAACACTACCACCTAAAGTTGATATCATTGCAGGTAACATTTCTACTGAAGAATCGGCAATTGATTTATGTGAGTGGGGTGCGGATGGTTTAAGAGTTGGTATTGGTGGTGGTAGTTTGTGTACCACCAGAATTCAAACAGGACACGGTGTACCCAATATAACATCTATAATTGATTGTGTTCAGGGTTCTAAAGTACCTATTATGGCAGATGGTGGTATCAGAAGTAGTGGTGACATCGCAAAGGCATTATCAATAGGTGCAGATTGTGTAATGTTAGGTTCACTATTGGCTGGCACCAAAGAATCACCAGGTAAAATTATAACGAAAGGTGATGGACTTCTTTGTAAAAAATATAGAGGTTCCGCTAGTTTAGAAACTAAATCGTCTCACGGTCAATCAACAAAACACGTAGAAGGTGAGTCTACATTAATACCTTATAAAGGTAGTGTTGATATCATTATAGAGAAATTAACAGATGGTGTTAAGTCAGCACTTTCTTATAGTGGATCTCATACTATTAAAGACTTCCAAATAAAATCTGAGGTAGTTGAGATAACCCCTTCGGGTATGGTTGAGTCTAAACCTCATTTATTGTGATAAAAAAATATCCTGACAATATAGTTTATAATGATGAGACTGGTAAATTTGATGCCAATCTAAAAAACTACCCAACAACAGTGGGATCACAAAAGTTTGATCCCATTGTTGTGGATAAAAGTGAGGGTATAAAAGCAGACAAGTATTTCAACAGTAGATTAACCGAATTAAAAAAAGAATATGATTCATTAGTCAGTAAATACGTTGACACTAAATTAGTTTATGATTCCGATTACAACTTTCAACCAATAGTTGGTGAGACTTATCATCTTTATGAAAGAAAAAATGGTAATACATTTTTGAGTATGATATCACCAAATGATTGGAAACAAGAATATGTAGGTTCTTTTATTTTACTCAATAATGGAACTTGGGAAAAATTATAATTCCTCTACATTAATTATTTTTACACCGACACCTTTATTCTTAAGTGTAATTTCTTCTTCGTGAGGATACAATATGTTATTAGATAATGTTTCCATAACATCTACCATTAACTTTTCTGCAGACACAGTTAGTAGGAAAACCTTTTCACCCCTACAGTCTCCTGCAATACTACCTTTTCTATAATGGTTATTCTTAAGATTATGTTTATTTAAAGAATAGTGTGAACCCACTTTAGATAAATTTATTTCTTCTTCAGAATCAGAACAAATTATTCTGTATAAGATTAATGGTGATTTTAAATTATTCAGATAAGAAACCAAATCTATTAAAGCCTCAACTGCATAATCATGATCATAACCCATATACTCATAATCTTCCATTAGTTTACTAATATCGTTTTTAGATAATTTGTATTTACTAACATCAGATTCCATAGATTCATTTATTGTACTATCACCCATTAAAGTTTCATAATATTTTTTATATAATTTAGGGAAAAAATAGTATACCATAAAAATAGTTAACAATTCCCCATTATTATCGTTAGGTACGTTATATTCCTTTCTTAAACTATCAAATACTAATGCGGGTAATTTATGAGATGCAGTTATCAATCTCTTCGAATCGAACCTTAATATATTTTGTAAATAATTCTGACTAACGTGTATAGACGTTCTATGACAACTACCATCACGAAAACAAAAATTTAAAAAATCATCACCATCTAAAGAAGTATACTTATTTACTAATAAATCAGATAATTTTTCAAACAGTCTTTCGAACCCACTTTTTTTTACTATATCTATATAATCTATTCCCAAAATACTTTATTTTATAAAAATAAATATCTATAATTGTAATAAAATTGTAGATGGCAAAATTATATTTTAGGTACTCAACGATGGGTGCTGGAAAATCATTAGACTTATTGAAAACTGCGTATAACTATGATGAGAGAGAAAAAAATGTAATTCTTTTCACATCTAGTTTAGATAATAGACACGGAACTAAAAAAGTTGCATCACGTGTAGGTATAAGTAGAGAAGCCAATGTTTTTGATGAGACTACTAACATATTCCAATTTGTGGTAGAGAACTGTTATGGTTGTGATTGTGTGTTAGTAGACGAGGCACAATTCTTAACTAAAGATCAAGTTTGGCAATTGACTAAGATTGTCGATGAATTAGATTGTGATGTAATATCATACGGTTTAAGATCAGACTTTAAAGCAGAACCGTTTGAAGGATCAATTTATTTAATGACTTGGTCGGATGAGATAGAAGAGTTAAAAACTGTATGTAAATATGGGGATAAAGCCTCTATGAATATGAGACTTAATAATGATACGCCAGTTTTTGATGGTAACAAAGTTATGATAGGTGGTAATGATTCTTACCTACCTGTCTGTAGAACACACTATAAAAAAATGAAAGAAAAATATGGAAATTCTTAACACACACCCGATTAAAAAATCCGACTTAGGATTTCATGGGAACCTATTCGGGGGAAAATTATTGGCTTGGATAGATGCCTCTGCCGCAGGATATGCAATGCAATTATGTGATACACCTAGAATGGTGACAGTAAGTATTGATCAATGTAATTTTGAACGTCCAGCCAAAGAAAGTCAGTTACTTAAGATATATGCAAAACCCACTAAAGTAGGTACAACATCTATGACTTTATATATGGAAGCCAGAGCACATAACGTTTATACAGGAAAACAAGATTTAGTTCTTAAGACAAACATAACCTTTGTTCAAATAGATGAAGGAGGTAACCCAATACCTTTAGGTGAGAAGGCTAAAAGGAGAATTGAGGATATTACTGTTAAAAGTAATTAACATTTATTAAACATATTTTTTCAAATAACTTTGTTTTTTAGGAAAAAAAACTTTATATTTGTCTAAAAATAATAATAGTAGGTATGGAGGAAATTAATAGTAGTAGTCTTTCTCAGTTAAAATTTTATAACGAACATAAGAATTTGGCTTATGGAACTGTAAAAAAATACGTTAAAGATAGTTTTGATATTGACGATATAGTTCAAAAAGGGTTTATGAAAATATTCTCCCACCCAGAATATTTAAATAATACAAAAAATTTAAAGGGGTATCTTCATGTTATTTTTAAAAACACATCAATAGATTTTCTAAGAAAGGTAAAATATAATGTTGAGTATGATGATGTTTTGACTGCGGAAGTAATTGACGATGTAGGATATAAAGAAGAAATGTTGTTAGATATAGAAATTGAGATGAGTAAACTTAGTCCTATGTATAGTTTGGTATTTAAATGTTATCACATAGAAAATATGTCACATAAGGATATTGCTAAAAAATTAGGTATTTGTGAAGGGACATCTAAATCTAATTTACATAAAGCAACTAAGAACATACAAAAAAAATTAAAAAATAGAATATATGAATAAAACACTTTTATTAGTTATTGGATTAACTTTAGGTGCGTGTGCATCAACAAAAAAAACTGATTGTGATGCCTATGGGTATAATAGTAGAACCTATGCAGACACAACAATTATTTGGGAAGATAGTAGAGTTTCATATATAGGGGTATCATCTCCAAGTGGATTAACTATACCTAAAATACCTGTACATGACTCTAAACAATTACATTTAAATGATTTAGAAAATGGTACATATACCATCACATTCAAATCAGAAAATGATATACTTTTTACAAAAACATTTACGGTAAACAATTAATATGATAGATAAAATTATAGAATGGTATCCTGAAGAAGATATTCTTAAGGCAGATGGGTTTGATGAGGCAATCATAGGTGTAGAAGATAGTTTAGGTAATCCTAGATTAATTTATTCTGTATCTAAATGTATTCAAATATTATGTAAAGATATGAACGAAGAAGAGGCAGTAGAATTCTTTGACTTCAACGTTAGAGGTAGTTATGTTGGAGATAAAACTCCAATATGGTGTGTAGATGATCTTTAAATAATGTGAATCTATAATATAGTCATCACATTATTTAAGTTTATGATATTTATAATATAATAATAAACAACTAAAAAAACTATTATGAGTAAAGAACAAATTTTGGGACTTATTAGACACATCTTAACTTCTGTTGGTGGTGCAGTAATTATGTTAGGTTATTTTGATGAGACATTGGTTACTGAAGTAACAGGTGGATTGATGACTGCGATTGGTTTCGTATGGTCAGTTATAGACAAATACAAAGTGTCTTAAGAATAAAAAAATATTATTTTTTAAATCCATATAGTTTCTATGTGGATTTTTTTTATTTAAAAATTTGTCTTTTTAAAAATAAAACACTATCTTTGTACTCTAAATAGTTTATATGAGATATTTTAAAATTTTAATGATGTGGATTGGGTTTATCGTAATCACATCATTATACGGTGAGTACATCGTAAGTAGAGAAGTAAATGGGTTTATCCAACTCTTAGGTTTTGGATTGTTGGTTATTACCCTTATATTTTTAGGAGACAAAACAGTTAATGTATTATTAAAAAACAAAAAAGAAGAAAAATGATTGGAATTAGTATTTTTATTTTAGGGTTAGTATTTGCAGGATTTACTGCATATAAAACAAAGAGTCAAATGATTGGTGGGCAATGGAATGAGTTCCAACTTAAATGGTTATTTAAACCAATAGGTATTTTATTACTGTCTATTATCATTTCAATAGTACAACCTTTTACTATTGAGAGGATTGATACTGGGTACAAAGGTTTAAAGATAAACCTAACTGGTGGACAAAGAGGTGTATCTGACTATCAGTATAAAACTGGATGGGTAATGTATAACTCTTGGACTGAACAAGTTAAAGAATTCCCACTATACCAACAACACATCGAATATGACGAACAAACTGTTATCACAAAAGGTGGGTTTGCAGCAACAATTAAACCATCCTTTAACTATTCTTTGAGAGAAGATGCTATTGGTGATATGTTTGTTAATCTGAGATTGGATACCAAAGCGGTTGAACAAGGTTGGTTGAAAAATGCAATTGTATCTTCAGTTAATGATGTTGCAAACAGATGGGAAGTAGATGCAATTTTTAATCAGAGAGAACAGTTTGAGGCGGCTATTGTGGTGGAGTGTAATAAGAGAGTGTCTCAATGGTTTGAGGTGTCTCAATTAAGAACTAACATTATCCCACCTACATCTTTACAACAGGCTATTGAAGGTAAAACTAAGGCAGTACAAGAGGCTCAAGCGGCAGAACAAAGAACATTGGTTGCTAGGGCAGAAGCACAAGAAAAGATGGCAATTGCGAGAGGTGACTCCGCAAAAACTATCATCAACGCAAACGCCGCAGCATTGGCAATGAAGATTAAACAAAAAGAATTAACACCTCTTTATGTTGAATTTATTAAAGCCTCTGCTTGGAATGGTGCACTACCTACCACTATGGCTGGTGGATCAGGTACTTTCTTAAACATTAAGAATTAAAAGATAAAATACCTCATATAAACTTAATTAAATCCATACGAAAGTGTGGATTTTTTATTTTTATGTAGTATTTATAAGTATTGACTTATTATATATGGAAAATTTAAATGAAGAACTAGAAAGAATCAAAAAATTAATGTTATTTGAGTCTTCTGAAGTTAAAGATGATACTGAAACAGATACTAAGGAAACTGAAGACAATAGTAACTATGTGGATCCTGGCGATAAAAATTTTATGGTTTATGGTGACACTACCATAAAAGTTTTTGGTGGTTGGTTAAAAGATAATAATAATAGAGTAGGGTGTGTTAAAGTTGAAAAACCTCTTTATTTGGGTGGGGGATCTTTTGCACAGGGTATAAAAAAATTAGTCCAAAGAATAAAAGGTAATGTGGTTGCAGAACCATCTAATGCGATTAGTTTATATGATGAAATTAAATTGTCTAAGGAAGAGAAAGATAATTTAGTAAAAAAATGGGAATCTAATAAGGTTTATAGTAAAGAACAGTCAGGGGCAGTAATAAAAATAGGTAGAACAGACGAATTAGTAAAATTCTGTAAAAAAGAATGGAAATGATGATAATTTGTAGAGATTATGAAAGATACAATTAAGAAAATATTAAAGGAAACTGTAGATAATAAGAAGGATAAGTTTGAAAGGTATATAATAAAAACTCTAAAGAGAGAAGGATTCAAACCATCATCTACATATCATAGTGTTATAAAATTTATTACTGATACATTCGGTATTAGCGGTATGGAGGCTTTTGAGTTATACCAACTGTTCTTAGATAATTACGGTGTAACTGACGAACTTATTGATTTGGTTCGTAAAGATGTAACCAATAAAAAAGTAAGAACTTCCAATACTGAGGGTAGGCAATTAGTTAGTAATAGGATACCATTTAAAGGAAGTAACACTCATGCGGAATACCTTAAATCGGGAAATGTTTATGTGGTTTATTCATACAATTGGTATCCAATATTTGTCTATAAAAACGGACAATGGTTTGAAAATGAAAATAGATATTCTATGGCGACTGCAAAACAAATGAGTCAATTAAGACCACATAATCAAGGGGAAATTATAAAGGCATCTAAGTCTAAATTAGAAAAAATAATTTATAGTTAATATATGGGTAACTTAAATGAAGAAATAAGTCGTATTAAATCCATTATGGGGGTGATTGGTGAATCTGAAAAGTTCGCAATGAGTGATACGTTCAAAAAACTAAAGAAGACTATTGAAGTATTAAAAGAAAAAGATAAAGTTTTAATATTATCATGTTCTAATAGATATCAGTTCGATCCTAAAAATATTGATATACCTAAATCTAAGTTGTTGGCGATGTATATACAAGAACAGTTGGGTGATAAGTCAACATTCATTGATGTGACAGAACTAAAGATATTACCTTGTGAAGGTAATGTTTCCAGATCGGAAGGTAACTCTTGTGGGTTACTTAAGGCATTGTTAAAGGATGATACTAAAAATCCATCAGGACATCACAGATGTTGGGTTAATATTAATGAACCTTCAGATGAACTTTGGAAAATTAGTAAGGAGTTATTTGAATCCGATGTGGTTTTATTCTTTTCATCAGTTAGGTGGGGACAAACAAATATGTATTATCAGAACTTAATCGAAAGATTAACTTGGATACAAAACAGACACACAACTTTAGGTGAGTCTAATATAATTAAAGACATTGAATCTGGTTATATCTGTGTTGGACAAAACTGGAATGGTTCTAACGTAGTTGAAACACAAAAAGGTGTTCATGATTACTATGGTTTTAAATTAAATGAAGATTTATATTGGAATTGGCAATACACAGAAAATCCCAATGATGAAACACAAAAATCTTATAAGGCATCTCATAACAAATTTTTGAAGGACACTAAAATACCTGAAGAATTTGTTGAAGAGAATGAAAAATCAAAGAAAAAATAAATACAAAAAACCCACCAAAAGTGGGTTTTTTTATTTGACATTGTTAGATATAATCTTTATAATTGTTATATGGAAAACAATGACTTATACGAAGAATTAGAAAATTTTGAGAGTGTTAGGTATAGAATGGATAACGAAGGTATCGATTATTGCTTTAAACATTATTCTAGTTTTGAAGAGATTAAGGATGAAAAGTTTCACGAACTTAGGAACAAATTCATAACATCCTTAGACGAAATTGAAAAGTATGTAGGTGAAAAAATTACTGAATTAAATGATAAGATAAATGGAGATTGAAAAATTTGAACAGGCTAAAAAAATCAAGGAAAATCTTGATAAATTGGAAAGACAAAAGTATAAATTAGAATCAGCACTTAAAAGTTGTGGGTTGGAAGCAACTATTGAATTTACCCGTCCAGGTGGGTTTATTAGAAAAGAGGAAGTTAGTTTTAAAGGTAAAGATAATATCAAAGAAATGGTAACTAAAGAACTTGAGAGAGTGATAGAAGAAATAGAATTGGTAAAGGAAGAATTCGAAAATATTTAAGTATTATGAAATATAGAAAAAAACCTGTAGTAATTGATGCAGTACAATGGACTGGTGGGAATCATAGAGAAATGTTTGATTTCCTAACATCCGAAACATTTATAAATGAAACAATGACAGTAGATGGTAATCACTTTTACATTGATCACGGTAGAGTTGAAGGTGGGTTAATCATTAAGACATTAGAAGGTGAACACATTGCAACCATCGGAGATTACATCATTAAAGGTGTTAAAGGTGAGTACTACCCTTGTAAGGAAGATGTGTTCCTACAAACATACGAAAAGGTAGATGAGATACAAAGACCAAAGTACCCTTTTGGTGATATATTAACAATACCTTGTGGTACTAAACCTATTGAGGATCATTTGGGTAGGTTACCTGATGAAGTACCATATGGGACTATCTGTTCTTGTAACCCATCAAACGGAGGTAGTGGTATATGTGGTTGTGTTATGGGTAATAAAATGGTACCTAACCCTAAAAAACAAGGTACAGGTAATATCAATTATACCACTAACACAACAGGTACATATTCTTGGGATGATATTTCCCAAACTGATTAAAACAAACACATAAAAAATAAAGATATGAAAACAAAAGTTTATTCTGCATTCCCAGGCGTTGGGAAGACAACCTATTTCAATAATACAGAAAAAAATGTATTAGATAGTGATAGTTCAAAATTTGATAAGAAACATTTTCCTGATAATTATATTCAGCACATTGAGAGAAACATTCAGGATCCAAATGTTGATAAGATTTTAGTTTCATCACACAAAGACGTAAGGGATGCCTTACTTAAAAAAGAAATACCCTTCGTATTAGTTTACCCAGATAGAAGCCTAAAAGATGAATACATCCAAAGATATAAGGATAGAGGTAATAATGACGCATTTGTTGGTTTATTAGATAAAAATTGGGATCAATGGATGGATGAAATGGATGAGATTTCACCGCAAGAAGGACAAACTTTGTATAAAGTTAAATTAGGTTCTGGGCAATTTTTAGTAGATGTTATAGATTAAATAATATGGAAAGTTTAGAAATTATAGACGATAAATTAAAAGAATCTTATATGTTCGTTGATACCCATTTGATGAAGGAGATGATTAAATACACCAAAAGTATTAATGAAAAAAATAGTAAAAAAAATAGGGTTACTATTAAAGATAAACATAACATAAATGATTCATATATAAATCCTGAATATTAGTTTATAGGTAGACAAATTTAACAAGATCCGTATGGTAAACCATACGGATTTTTATGTTTAATGGTATATTTATATATAAAATAAATATGAAGACTAAAATAGAACAACAAATCGACAAAATTAAATACCTTTTTGAATATGAAATGGGTACAACTAAAAGTGAACAAAAAACTTTACTTAGAGAATACGATATTGATGATGACAACATGAAATCATTTATGGATGAACTAAAGTCTGATGGTGGTGAGGAAATTATGAATGAAATTGGTGTGACTGTTCAGGATGAACAAAGTATGGTAGACTCAATAGACAATGCTGAGATATGTCAATTTTCTGATATAGGTGTGTATGTAGATAAAAAATTCGGACAAGTTGTTAGAGAAAAATTTAAAGATGGTGCGGAAGAAGCACTTAAGACTATCAAAGAATATTTGGATAAGTTTATAGATTTCCTTAATACGTTAAGTAGTGGTGATATTAAAAAACTATATAAAAATATTAAATCTAAAAAATCTGAGGCAGATACAGAAAC